GCCAAATGTGTATTGCGGATTTCATTATTTTAAAAAATGTAAAAACAATGAAGTGTTTTTTAAATTGTTAACAGATATTGTAATGAACTATGAACAATACAGCAAACGTTTTACAAAAAATAAATCCCAATCATGGTGTAGTATGGATGTTGCCACAGCAATAGCAATAAAATTGCTAGGTATTCAGCATAAAGTTTTTAGCACACAGTCCAATTTAACATTTACTCACATGAAACCTAGAATACAAAACTATCAAAGTCAACTTAAATTATGGACGGAACAAATAGATTACAATCTTACATCACAAAATGAATTATTTGTAGGAAATATCAAACAAAAAGGAATATTTCATTATGTGGAAGATAATTTTTTGACAGATAAGATGTTGGAGCAACTGCGATGAAGATAAGACCGCCGTTAAAATTTGATGTTATACGTCCTAAAGTAAAATATTACTTTCATTTCGATCCTGAAACAGGAGATGTGTTTGGTTGTAGTGTACAGAAACAAGGAAACAGTGTAGAAATTAAAAAAGAACTAGCAGATGAAATACAAAAAGGTTCAAAACATCTAGCAGATTACAAAGTAACATTTAAAAATACAGGGTATGTGGTTGAATCACGTTTTGTGGTAGACAACAAACTGCCAACAGATGTTAAAGCAGAAAATTACACTAACAAAGTAATTTATGAAATAGTAAAAAATGAAGAAGATTCTTGTATAAGATTTAGATTGGATATGAAAAATAAAAAATGGAACATTAGTATAGATAATGATTTAAAAAACATTATACAAGACACAGTTAAACAAGATAATTATGTGTTTAAATTTTTTACTACACCACAATACAATACAAGTGTTCCTGATTATTCTTTCAACATAGATTTAAAACAGTTATGTACAGACGGTGATATTCAACTGGAGCATAAATCTAACGAAACACCAAGATTGTTTTGTAGAAAAATTTACAATTATTCATATGAGGTAACACAATGATTTTGAAGATAGCAGATATGGATTTTGTTTTTTTAAGTGTAGATGAACCCAATGCTGAAAAGAATTTTGCGGATTTAAAAAGAAAAGTGCCGTGGGCAAAACGTGTTCATGGTGTCAAAGGCTTTGACACAGCACATAAAAAGGCGGCAGAAGTATCTGACACAGACAGATTTATCACAGTTGATGCTGATACACAAATACATGACAGTTTTTTAAATACGATAGTTGATTTAAATTCATTAGGATTAGACAACACTTACCAATTAAGTTGGTGTGGACATATTGATCTTAATGGATTAAGATACGGCAACGGCAGTTTAAAATGTTGGACAAAAGATTTTGTAAAAAATATGCGGACTCATGAAAATCACGATGGTGAAGCAAATAGTGAAAATAAAAATGTAATAGAGTTTTGTCATTTTCCAAATTACTATCAATTCAACGATAATCATTCGGTCAGTTACATAGATGGATCTGCATACCAGGCTTGGAGAGCAGGTTTTAGAGAAGGTGTTAAAATGAGTTTGGATAAAAATGTACGCCAAGCACCAAAAGATTTATGGTGGCAAAACTATCAAAGATTACTTGTATGGATGACTGTGGGACAAGACAATCCTTATGGTATTCATGCTATCCATGGTGCAAGAACAGGATGTTATCTTACAATGTGTACAGATTGGGACATTGGTCAAGCAAATGAATATAGATTCTTTGAAAGATATTGGAGATTTGAACTTCATGATGACATTAAAGTTGATTTTTATCAAGACAGTATTGAACTAGGAAAAAAGATCAATAATGAACACGAGATTGATTTACCTATAAATCCGCTAACAGCAGAACAAAGTAAATTTTTTAAGAAAGTTTATTATAATACTCCAAGAATAATAAGGAAATCAAGATAATGTATGATATTGTGTTTATAAGTTACAACGAAGCATTAGCAGATCACAATTTTAAACTGTTGTGTGACCGTTTTCCTATTGCCCAACGAGTCAAAGGAGTTAAAGGAATTCACAAAGCACATATAGAAGCCGCAGAAGTATCTATGACAAAAATGTTTTGGGTAGTAGACGCTGACGCTCAAATAGTAAAAGATTTTAATTTTGACTACAATGTTGATCAATATAATTTAGATACAGTTCATGTATGGCAAAGTGTAAATCCTATAAATGATTTACAGTATGGATATGGCGGTGTTAAACTGTTGCCCAAACAACTAACTTTAGATATGGATACTACTACAACTGATATGACTACTAGTATTTCTAAAAATTTTAAAGCAATAAAACAAGTATCTAACATCACAGCATTCAATTCAGATCCTTTCAGTGCTTGGAAGTCAGCATTCAGAGAATGTGTAAAATTAAGTTCTAAAGTCATTGATAGACAATTGGATGATGAAACAGAACAAAGATTAGATACTTGGTGTACTAAAGGCTCTGATAGACCATATGGTGATTTCGCAATAGAAGGGGCCAAGTCTGGCAGAAAATTTGGCACAGAACAAAAAGACAAATTGAATTACATTAATGATTTTGATTGGCTTAAAAAACATTTTGAGGAGACCTGCAGTGTCAGTACCTACTACTAAAATACCATTTGATAATATAATCAAGTTTGGACAACAAACAATGCTAGAAAAGAAATTGTTCAATGTGAGTTGGATATTAAGCAGATTCTGTAATTATGATTGTTCATATTGCTGGCCCTACGCACACAGTAAATTGACTGATCATAGACCTCTTGAGCAATATCAACAAACTATTGAAGAAATTAAAAAACAAGCAAGAGCAAATGGATTTTATGACTTTCATTTCAGTTTTTCGGGTGGCGAGCCAACAGCATATAAAAAATTTTTAGAATTAATTGAGTATTACAGTAAAGACAAAATCGCTAGTTATCAAAGCATACACATGACAACTAATTTAAGTCCTGGAATGAAATGGTGGCAACGTTGGTTAGATACAACGAAAAATTTATCAAGACGATCAATCACAGCCAGTTTTCATCATGAATTCGCCAATGAACAAGAATTTGGAGATAAGATTCTTATGCTTACAGATCATGATGTCTTTGTTACAATAAATCAAGTGATGGTGCCTGAATTGTTTGAAGACCTATATGCTAGATGTAAAAGATTTCATGAAAGAGGAATCAATGTTACTTTAAAACCTCAAAGTGATCCCACAGCAAGTTTTATTGTTGATGGTTACACTGACAAACAAAAAGAACTTTTACAACAAGGTTTCCCACAACAGTTTCCAGAAAAATATTACAACAACTTTGATAGTTTTGAATCAAACTGGGCAGATAGAATTGATAATAAAATATATCAACTTAAACTTATAGACAGTAAAAATAAAGAACATTTTTTAGATCAAGCAGAAAGATTAAATGCGTTTGGATTTAACAAGTTTAAAGGTTGGAACTGTAATGCTGGTTATCAAAGTTGTATAATAAGAGAGCCAGGTGGAGAGATAAAAAGAGCATATAGTTGTAAAGATGAGCCGTTAGGCACAATTGATACAGGATTTAATCTGTTTAAAAACCATGCGCCTTGTATAACAGATAGTTGTGTTAGTTCTGCAGACAGCAAAATACCAAAGCAAAGAAAGATGGATTTTTTAGAGCATTGGGAATCGGAAGATGAAGTTATGGAAATAAGCAGAAAACAATCTAAACTATTTAAAAAGGAAAGACAGAATGTATAAACTTGAAGACATAAGAGATATTCACTTAGAAGTTACAAGTAGATGTCAGGCAAAATGTCCTATGTGTCCTAGAAGAATTAATGGCGGACCGTTGAATCCTTTTATACATTTGGATGATATTACATTAGAAACTTTCAAAAAATGGTTTCCCGAAGATTTTATTAAACAATTGAACAGTTTGTTTATGTGCGGAAATTTAGGAGATCCAATTGTGACTAGAGATACACTTGAAATCTATCAACATTTACGAGCAACTAATCCTAATATAGCACTTGCCATGCACACAAATGGAAGTGCTAAAGATCAAGAATGGTGGAGAAAGTTGGCAAAAGAAAAAGTAAGAGTAACCTTTGGATTAGATGGGTTGAAAGACACAAATCATCTGTATAGAATATCTACAGATTTTGATAAAATTATTTCAAATGCTAACGCATTTATTGGAGCAGGTGGATTCGCAAAATGGCATATGCTGGTGTTTAAACACAATGAACATCAAGTTGAAGAAGCAAGACAAATGTCCAAGGACTTAGGTTTTAAGACATTTACTACTAAACACACTTCGAGATTCAATAATGGTCAGTTGCAGGTAATAGATGAAAAGGGAAATCCTTTACATAAATTAGAGCCTACACAAAAAAGTGCAGATATGATAGCACTTGTTAAAGAATCACAAAGTGAAGCAAAGCCGACTATTGTGTGTAAAGCAGTAAAAAACAAACAATTATATGTGAGTGCTTGTGGTAATGTATCTCCTTGTTGTTGGTTGGATATGGAATGGATTCCGCCTATGCAGGCAAGTAGAATAGATTATATGGATAGAATTGGAGAATTTCCTAATTTAA